TCTTCATCTGGCTTAAAACCAAACCAAGGACGTTGTTTGTCAGTCTTAGCGATTTTCTTTTTCTCAAGTGCTGAGATTGCAGAAATGACAGCCTTACTCGTTGTCAACTTAGTCACCGCCAAATCTTTCTGCATATCACCAAAGAAATTCAAATCCACAACTGCTGTTCTTCTGCCATGCAGTTCACGAAACAAAGCATAGTTTTCAGAGTACGGTTTAAACGCACCTTTCAAACCTTGCCCCTCATTCGTGCGCCTAAGTATCCACCTAATTCCTGTGGATGCCGTTCTGCCTAACGCTTTCTCAACTTTCTTAGGTTGCTCTCTAACGATAGTCGCCAACCGCTTATCCAGTTGGCTCGTATCTATTTTCAAAGCAATCATCGTGTCAATCTGCCGTGATGGATAGCAACCTTTTCAGCGTTAGCCACTGAGCCGTCACCATCTGCATCGTACTCAACGCCATCTTTCAGAACTTGCTCAAATTCCTCGTCAAACCTTGCCCGATAGAATTTAATCATTTCCAGAAATCTGTCGCCGTCACCCCAAGTTGATAGCTTAGGGAGTGCATATTTCCACAACACAAGAAAAGAGGAACACTTAGTAAACTGTGACTCGGTTAGGTTGCTAGAATTTAATTCGCCAGTTCTACCCGTCTTAGCCCACCAAGCATTCCGCAACTCGCGCTCAATATCAGCTTGAGCATTAGTATGTGATGCCGCAAACGTACTAATGCCAAGCGATAAAATGTCGGGTTGAAGTGCCGTGAGGTCACTATCTTGCGACATTGCCATAATAGTTACAGACCAGCGTCAAAGTAGAGTTCACAACCCATTGAGTCTTGAAGTTCACCAACACCATAAGCGGCGGTTGCGTTCAATTCCCAACCACGAATACTTGCATCGCGTTGTGGCTCAATTTTAATATCCCATTTGAGTGCTAGACCTAATGCGGCTGGTACAAACATTGCGCCTTTAGAATCACCAGAACCATCAATGGTGATATTGGCTGATTCATAAATATCAACGCCAGCTAGTGTGCCAACATATCCAGAACGCATTGCCGCATTCTGAGCATCGCCACCATTAGGGTTAGCGAATGTGTTGGTTAAGTTAGCTTTGAGATTGTAGGCTTGATATGGATGAATTACCGCAACTGGTGAACCGATTGCGTTGTTAGCGCGTAGGGTTGCCGCCGCTTTGAATATATCTGCCGCCGTTAACTCAGTTGTGGTTGAACCGAATGAAGTGCTAAAACCATCGAACAAAGCAATTAAATCTTCGTCCATCTTCTTAGCGATACCTTCGCCCAGCACACGACCTAAATCACCAGCAACATCACGCGCCGAAGATTGAGCCGCTAAATCGGTTAATACTGCTTGCACACCAACTTCTGCAACAGTGATAGACACATTGCTCGTTGATACCGCAGTTGAGGACATATCTGAACCCTCAGTCAACGCCGCCGCCGATACTGCTGGATAGATAGGTACTTGGATAGTCTTGCCAGAATCACCAGCAAGACTGTAATTTGTAACTAGATTCCGCACCAATGATTGTTCTTGTGCGGTGAATGTCGCTTCAGCGATGATATTAGTAAATAAATCATCTAGCGTGGATGTAGTTGAAGATGCCATTTAGTTTTCCCTAAATAAATAATTAATTTAACTAGGGATGGCAATTTGGGTTTTACCGAACACCTCTCCCTATCGACTTTCTATGCTCACGATATTCATCATGAGTCATTTCAGCCACAGGTTTAGGTGTCTGCGTTCCACCGCCAACTTTGCCTACACTGCCAGCACCCGATAAAGATGCCTTAACAAAATGTGGGTTCGTTGTTAAAAAATCACTAACTAAGTCAGTAACTTTTTTCATTTCTCCCGTGTCACCATACAGCAAAACCCCTTGTTTGTCAATGACTTCCACATTACCGTCATCCCCAAGCCTAACCTGACTCCGCAACAATGAGGCTACTTGGTCGGGTGATACGGCGTTTAAATTACTCGCTGTGCGTAACAATGAACCATCAACTTCTATCTCGGTTAACCTGTTTTTCAACTGGCTAATCTCATCGTCTTTCTTGCCGACTGTGGTTTTCAATATAGCTTCAAAATCACCACGCTCTTTCTGTCGGTCAACTTCAGCCTGTTCTTGCTCTGCTTGCCATCCCTTATAAGCATCAACATCAACGCCAGCATATTTCTTGTCGTATTTCTTACGCTCACGCGCCAATCTATCGGATACCATTTTATCCACCTGTTCTTGCGTGAACTCTGGTGTTATAGGTTCTTCAATTACCTCTTGCTCTTTTTCTTCTGCCATTGTGTTTCCTTAAAATAGTTATTTCTTCGATGGTAAGTCTTTATTTGGCTCAAACCTAACTCCGTTGTCACCTTTAAACTCTTTGGTGTGGTCGTGTTGACCTGTCAATATTTCATAAGGGATAGCTTTAGGAAATGCCAAACACCTCAAGCCGTCAAGTCGCCATTTACATCTTGGACACTGGAAAGTTTGCATTTTAAATATCCTCCAATATTTTTAATAACCTTTCGTCAACTTTGTCGTGATGACCATACCGAAACAAACTAAACGATTCTGCAAAATATTCTTCTGCACTTGTTTTGCTATAGTCAGTGTAAAATTCAGTGGTTTTGAATATTTCTTTTATGTGCAACTTGGTTTTATCTGGTAATTTACCAAATCTTAAATGCCCTGTTTCATGCCTAAACAGCATCCCGATAGCTTCATCTTTTGTACTGGCATACTCTTGTGCGCCCCATTTTAACAACCTTGCTCCACTAGATTGCTTATCTTGTAGCGTCATAATCTCAATATCGTAATCAGATATTTGGTTGTAAAGTTTAGCTTTTAGCTTTTTATTTGATGTGCTGTCATATTGTTTCTGTAATGACTTAACAGCAAATTGATACTCATTTATTTTACTGTTAAAATCTTCATTTCCAAACTTCACGTTTTTCATTTCTTTTGCGTTGAAATGAATTAGTTTTCTTGTTGAACTCGCTTCCATATAAGCGGCTGGTAATTCCATATCCTTGCTAATATGCAATAACTCTAAATTTCCCTCGCCCATTTCTAAAGCTAAAGATTTATTAATCGCATTAGCATCATTAATTGACAAGCCTTTATAGGACACCTTTTTAACCCCTTTTTCAAAAGCAAAAGTTTCAGCATCTTTGATATTTTTGGCTGGCACAAACTGTTGAATAGGTTTATCCTCAATCACTTCGTCAACCGCATCCTCGTCAAAGACTGCTCTGAAATGATGGCGACAGTTATAACCGCCACGCGCTATAAATGGGTCGCTTGACGATTTGCCTGCCCAACTATTATTTGCCCACTCATCTCTTATTTCTTGTTCTGTCATAACACGCCCGATATGGTCTTTACACCATTGCCGCGTATCCTCAACCACCGTTCCAAAATACTCAAATTGTTCAGCACCCAATTGGTTAGCCATCTTCATATTGATTGATGCTGAATATTGCATTAAGCCATCGTGTAGTTGTTGCGTTGCATAACGCCTGAGATTGTTGCCAACCCTATCACGCGCATATTTGGTATGCAGTTGTTCAACTGCCGCATCAACTGCGCTTTCCATTGCTGGGTCAAACTTGTTTTCCGCAATAAACTCAACCAACTCTTGTGCTTCATTGTCGTTGGTCTGGATATATACACCGTTGATTTGATGCTGAACTGCTCGTATTGAATCAGCCAATGGTTTCGCTGTTAGCGTATTCTGGTATATTTCCCGACTGATGGAGTCAATAAAGGTTTCAGCAACATCCTCAAAACCTTGGAATGTCAGCTTTTTAAGTTGCCTGACAATGGAACGGTCAACCGTCAGCAAGGCTTCATCAATACCAGATGCGCCATACATTTCAATCAATGATTTCTCAGCACCATCAAAGTTAGCAATCGCCTTATGCACATCGGTCAGCACTTCCTTTTCAACCGTTTCACGCAATGATTGACGCATCCCCAAAGCAAACTGCAAATCAAACAACTTGTCTGCTGATGTTGGCGCACTTGCCAACTGATTAACAATCGACTTTTCAAACTTTACAAGCGACTCGTTTAAAAGCCGCTCATATTGGTCAGCCAGTTTTTCCAGCGTCCTTGCGTGTCTATTCGATGCCATCAGTAAACTCACCAACTACAATGGTATTTGCTTTGATTTGGCTTAGTGCTTCATCCAGTTCCGTGTCTTTAAGAACCAATTTCGCAATGCCCTCATCAACACCGTGAACAAATGCCGTTGACTTAATCCCAGATGCTTTGGCGCGTTGCAAGAAATCCAGTTCAGCACCTAAATCATGCAAGTCAAAGTCGTTGTTGTAATCGGTCAGCACTTGGTTTTCAATACCTTGCCATTTCGCGAATATATCCCATACTTGTTCCTCTGCTAACTCTAATAATGCCGCTTTCTCAGATAACCGCGCATTTAACAACTGAAATTCAGTCTGTAATGCCACACCGCTCTTTGTCTGCGCTTCAGTCGCCCTAACTGCGCCCATGTGTGCCATTCTGTTAATAGCTTCAACTTCGTCCGTTATACACGCTCTGATTGCGTCTAGGTTAGTTCCCGATGGTTGTAACAAATACGGCTTCAATCCAGCATCAAGGTCGTCATCCATGTGAATGATTGCACCAGCACCAGCCGTTGCATCTGTTCCCTGTGTTTTAACCAATGACGGATGGTTAGTAATACGGATTAACTGCTCAATTTCAGATAGCTTGTTGTAGATGCTTTTCTGCTTTAAAGCAATGTCGCCAATGTCTGAAATACCTGTGCCGCGAAGTGGTGAGCGTTGAGCATATAAACAGACGGCTGGAATCATGCCTAATGGATTAGGTATATCGCTGACTTTCTTTTCCTCGTCACCAATAACACTCCAACCCTCTATCGCGTCATTAGTCCAAACCCGAAAGAATTGTTCATCACCCTCAACCCATTCCCTGACTTTCAGATAGGTTAAGACATAACGCCCAGACTCAGCGCGTTCATAACGCCAATCAAATACATTCTCTGGTGTAATTAATTGTATGTAAGGTCGAATATCTTGGTCTAATTCCTCTGCCCTTGTTTTAGCATTTGATGGTGGCTTATCAACCAACAGCCAGCAATGTCCATAAACGCTTGCCCAGATTTGAGCATCACGCATAAACTCATTCAGTTCGCGCCCATCTAAATCAGCATCCTCAAGAAAAGCATTAATGGCTGGGTCATCGCCTAAGTTACCCAAGTCGCGTTTAGGTGGCACTCGCCAGACAAAGCTAGAGAATATCTGAACCACATTTCTGCAATGGTTGTCGATTGGCGTTAAATCTATCCGCTTGTTATATTCATCATTATCCTCAAGGGTGTATTTGATTAAATAATCACCGTCCTGATAATCCTTGCCGCCTAAGAAACTTCGCAAGTGAAATTCCCACAAACTTGCGTTGCCGTTATAAATATCGTTCTTTTCAGTAATAGCCATAATTTAAGTCCATCGTGTGTGTGGTTGTTCTTCGTATGATTTTTTGATTGGGTATAAGAAATCAACTGCATACCCAAGCGCATCGTTCATGTGGTCAAACCCAGAATCCTTTTCTGGTTGTGAAGTTCCCTCTTTGTAAATGTGCCTTTCTAAGCACCTGATAACCGTGTTGCATTTCGGGTCAACGAACAAGTGCCGCTCGCCCTTGCCGTTTAATAATCGTGAATTGACTGCGTTGATTCTATCCCTAACAGCCGTGTGCTTATTCCGCACCCTTACCCTGTAGCCAGCGTTCTCCATAATGCTCAAATCAGTCTTGCCGCCAGCACTGGTTTTCCGTTGTCTGCAAGCTGGGTCTGGGTAAAGCGTTGCCTTGTCTGTTGTGTATCCGCGCTGATGCAATTCATCCATCAACTCAGCCGTATTACTGCCAAAGATAACCACCTCATCCAGTACGCTCATTGTTGCGCCATCAACACCCATAACCACCGCACTCATCGGGTTAATGTTCATATCAATGCCGATGTGGTATTGCTTGGTTTTATTGGTTTGCTTCACAGACTCTTTGCGGTTGAAATTGTAATAGATTATGCCCTCGTAATTCACAAACTGCGCTTCATACTCTTGCTGGAATGTTCGCGCGTCTAAATCAGCTTTAGCCGATTCAATTTCTTCGGTTGGCACATAACCGCCATCGAGGGTTGTGTACTGAAACGAATCCCAACCATCAGCACCGTCAATGCCCTTAGTCCACAAATCATAGAAGTGGTTGCGTCCTTTAGGCGAGCCAATAAATAATGCCTTGCCGCCAGTATCAGACAAGGTTGGACGCAACACATGAAACCAAGCATCTGGATGCATATCAGCAAACTCATCAAGCACAATAAAATCTAAACCAACGCCACGCAGACTGTCATAGTTGTCAGCACCCTTTAACGCAATGGTTGAACCGTTCCTAAGAGTCATCTTCAATTCGGTTTCGTGTTTCTTAGAAATGTAACCGCTTGGAATGGAGTCGTTCAGCATTTGCCATGCAATTTCTTTAGCTGATTTGTAGGTTGGCGCAACATAGTAAACCTTAGTCTTGCGGTCTAAAGCCACGCGCAACAACTCAACCAGTGACAGCGTTGTTTTGCCGAACCGTCTACCAGCAACAACCACCCTAAAACGGTCATCACATTCAAATATCTTAGACTGCGCTTTACTCAGTTTCACGAACTACCTTTATATCCATTTTAGGCAAGTCAATCACATCAGCATCATGGTTTTCTTTCCACTTCGCTCTGGTCTTTAGCCAGAAGAATGTTGCGGCTGGTACTTTACCTGATACTGCCATTTTATAAAGCGTCTGACCGACATTCATATTAGCAATATCAACACCATTGTCTAATTCATGTCTGTAATATTTGATAAGTGTTTTTCTGCAAATGCCTTCTATTCTGGCAATGCTTATTGTTGGTATACCACACGCCACCATCATTGCGATTCTACGCCTTGAATCTTCGTCTGGGATGTATGTTATACCCTGTCCCTTTTTCTTTTTTTCCATCTTTTATAATGTGTAAAGCGAAATCAAAAATTGGAGCGTGGAGGTCGGAGTTGCACCGCCATCAGAGAGTGGTTCTCCCTGTTCTTCTACAAGTCCACGCATTTCTTTGGATATGGTTTTGCTAAACATTCTATTTTCTTTCTGGTTTTTTTCTCCAATGGCATTAAGTATCTATGTTTACCTGATGTAATGAAAACAGTAGCATTAGGGTCAAGATGTTTTCTTACAGATTCTATGTTCTGTTTAATACCTTTACTATGCACAGATTTACGATGCGTTTTTTTTCCATTTATTATAAATGCCCCCATCTGACCTTTATTCATTAACCCCGTATAAATCCAGTTAGTGGCTTGATATATACATCCATGATGGTTTTGGTCTGCATCAGCGTAACTCACAATCAATTTTAATCCACTATTAGATTTCTTTAGGAATTTAATTGCCAAACTTAAAACTTTGCTGACAGGTGTGTTGTGATGTGTCATTGCCACTCTAACTAGCTCACATCCTTCATCTGCATTTAATCCAAATGGTTTAAGCATATTATTATTTGCTCCGCGACCAAAAATCACAGCACCAATAAATTTATCATTTTCCCATACACCCACCTTGACCAATTTCCCAACAGGTATTACTTGGCTATAATGCCAGTTTTCACAAGCGTATTTTGCGGCTGAAAATGAACACCAATCGACTTTTAAATTAACTGTTTTCACGCATATCAAATTCTTTGCCACAATGAGGACAATCTATCCACTTTGGGTCTAACTGGTCTAATTTTCCTTGCTCATCTTCACCAACTGGGTCGAATGTAGGCATTACTAATTCATCAGCATCAAACCCAAGCAAATCAACATCGAAATCTAAGGCTTGCAACCCCTCAATCTCAACCGCTAACAAATCCATATCCCAACCAGCATTTAACGCCAGCTTATTATCTGCGATAACATAAGCCTTTTTCTGCGCTTCAGTTAAGTCGCCCAACCTAATACATGGCACTTGCTCAATGCCTAACTTCTGCGCTCCCTGTAATCTGCCATGACCAGCAAGAATGCCGTTATCATTGTCGATTAATATCGGGTTAGTAAATCCGAACTCTTTAATGCTTGCCGCTATCTGTCCAACCTGTTTATCGTCATGTGTCCGTGAGTTGTTCACATACGGTATTAAATCGCCTGTCGCTAATTGCTCAATCTTCATAATTACCTTTGGTGTTTTATTTCTACGCCATCATGTAAATCGTACTTTCTGCCGCACTTTTCAGAAATACAAACGCGCTCATTTCTACTGTAAAATGTTATTAAGCCACCGCCGCACCAGCACCGCTCAATTGACCTGTCAGAATAACCATATTGCTGAACCCTAACCTCAACTGGTGTTGTGGATGGGCGTATCCACCTATTCAACCAATCCCTCATGTTGAAAGTTGTATTTTATAAATCGCTTCATCAAACATCGCCACCTCTTTTGCATTGTAAACACCAATCAATTTGCCACCCCTGTTATGCCCACGCTTAATAATTTCACCGCTAACAACCATATCGTCAAAGAACGCATCAAACCACGTATGCATATAATCTCGCGTGTATTTGAAACCATTGTGTCTGAGCATTTCACCATCACCGCGAATAAAAGGCGGCAAACGAAACACAGCCAGTTTATGCCCGTAATCTACGTTTAAAATTCTATCCCTGATAATTTCTGCTGTTTGCACTGTCATTTAGTTTTTTCCCACTTTGTTAATCATCTAATAAACCTCACAACTTTCTGAACATCCATTTGCTGAATCCATCTCCATTTCAAAACCAAACATATCCATACTTTCTCGCGGCTCTTCCCATCTGCGGAACGGCTTTTTAGATTGCTCTAAAATATCCAAACCACTCCGTCTTTCCCTAAAAAACACTCTGCTTTCTGATAATGAGTGCTGACCATTCTTACCATAGAGTTTTTCCATCCTAATCGGAAAGTCAAAAATCTCTGGCGTATCTTGAGCCAAGGTTAATAACTTCCTCAATGACTTTTTATAGCACCACGAACAGTTGCCTTGATGCTCACGCAAGTTAAGCGTAAAACTTTGGCTTCGCCAGTAATCGGCTATCATTTCTTTTGTTGTCTTAATGTCCTCAACCAAAGGGTAGATAATATTATTCTTTTCCATGTCGGCACTGACTCTATCCATTTCATCAAACCTGATGCCGATTGCTGTCTGATAATCACCTTTCTTCCAACCCAATTCTCGTAGGTATGAAGTCATGGGTGCTAACTTCAACTCCCTAGTGCAAAACATCCCCACTTGATTTGGAATACCATATTTCTTAATTACATCTTCAAAGGGTTCACCGATACGACTAGCCGTTTCATAATTAACAACTCTGTGGCGCGTTCCCTGTCCTTTCTCTGGATTAACCACCGCTTCAACCCAAATAACACCCAACCCCCACTCTTTATCACACCTATCAACAAATCTTAGTGTTTCCTCATTCTCCTGTCCTGTATTAGCAAACAAGATAACAATATCGGTGTAATCATCTCGCTTATTGTCTAGCAACCATATCGTCATGAATGCAGAGGTTTTACCCCCACTAAATGAAATAAACAGTTTCACTTTTTAACACCCAAACCGTAAGTTTTATTGCGTTCTTCCATGTAGCCAATCATCCTATCCAAATACCATCGTGCTTTTTTAAGCGACTCAACACCACCCTTGCCCCGATAGCGCAGAATGTATTTCAAAACATTGGCTGAATAAGTTGCTTCACGCCCATCATTAATTCCATCAACATGAGCATCAATAATGTCAATAACCTCTATGCCGCCATTAAGCTGATAATGTTGCGGATTGTTTACATTGTCATGCTTTTCTAACTTTGAAACGTCACTCATTCTGGCAAGCCCTTTAACTCTCGTTTCCGTTGGTACATTTTTTCAATGTAATCCTCCGACCTAAACTCTTTCGAGACTTGTATGTGTTTATCAACTTTTGCTATACATTCATAAGCCATCATTGCGTATTCCTCCAACCAAAAACCACTGTCCTGTGACAAACACGCCGATACATCACCTGCTACAAAAACAGACATATATAAATCCATTCTAGCTACCATCTTCTCATCACTGTTACTCATGCCGCATCCTCATCATAGCTGTAGTGTCTGCGTAGACGAGATTTCGCAATCGCAACCCTACGCCTTTCTTCTGTGCTAATTGCTCTGCTGTTGTCGTTCAGTTGAACTGCGTGACTCTCAATTGCTGCGGTTTCTTGTTCAATCTCAGTTGGTGTTAAATCGCTGTAAATTGTTGGCGGAATATAAGACCCATTCGCATCAGCAAGTGCAATAACTTTGTCTAATCTGATTTCTGCTAATCTGATTCGTTTCGTATCCACTTCGCTAAACGGCACTCCCATCGCTATTTGCCTTGTCGCAACCATGAAAATCGCAGTTTCCCCCACCATCACATCAAATAACTCAGCTTTTGTTGATGCTGTGAGTACCGTTGGAGTCGGTTGATGGTTATAGCCAACTGACTCAGGCATTAAATCAGACAGACTCATACCAACTGAGCCAACCACATCATCAGCACCGCAACCAGCAAAACAATATATTAATATTCTGTCATCTGCTTGCCTGATGGATAATGACGGCGACCTATCCTCATGCGCTGGACAACACGCAACCCATTTACCAGCACCAGTTTGTTTAACTTTGCTGAGTCGGTTGAGTAGGTCGTTAATGTCACTCATCCCACTTAACTCCATCAAAACTACCGTAAATTAATTCAAGGAATAACACTGTTCCGCCCAGCAACAGCAACCAAGGCAAAAGCATCAGCGCAATAATTAACCGCACAACAATCATCTTAAAAACCTAATCTTCACAATAGTCTTGCCACCTTTCGCAATACCCAATCCCCATCGGTCAACCAGTAATGTATCCAACTGCTCATCATCAACAATTAACCCCGATGCTTGTAACGCATCCATCAACACCTTAACCCTGTTATCAACATCATATTTCCGCAAGTTTGGTGCGTACAATTTGATGGAAACAAATAATCTTTCTGTAGACTGTTCATTTTGTAACTCAAGCCTTTTTATTTCCCCTTTAATGTACCGTTTATATTCACGGCACTTTTTAGAAACAATTGTTCTGCCGCGAAAGACACGATATAAACCATTAACACTTGGCGGTAATCCAACAAACTCAAATTCATAATCAAACAATTAACCCCCACGCATAAGCAACTCATCAAGCACAGCCGCTTGCCTATAAAGCCTTTCTACTTCGCTCTGCAACTTTTCTATTTTCAGATATATTTCTCTTAGTTTCGCTTGATTGCTTAACGTATCTGTCGCTGTCATAATTTCCGTCCTCTGTTATTATTTTTATCCTTGAAATCCCGAACCGCTTTTTCACTTCGTTCACAAAGGCTTGCCCATTCTCGCCCAACTGTTCCCACGCTTGTCTTTTCTGAATTGCTTTCTTCAATCCATTCGTCCTTTTCCAGCCAAAACAAACACCAACCACATTGCCCTATGCCATCATCACCCAATGGTTGAAGCGGTGGGCGTTGGCAACAATCAGAGAGTGGATTTAAAAGCATTAAATGTTTCCTTACATTTAGTTATTTCATCTGTCGTATAAACCATCTTCAATGGTTCTTTCCCCAACGAAACCAGCAAAGCGTTGTGGTCATGATGCCCTTGGATATTGCAATCAATGGTGTCGCCATATTGTTGTTTCTCAATACGATGACTTTTTGGTACTTTTACGCGAGCAACTTGGTCATCAATGTAATTAATCAGGACAGGCACACTTGGTGGAAATGTTGGCGCATTCGCAACAAAGCGTTCATATCCAGCCGTTATTACATCTGCCGTATATTTATCTTTATCCAATTTCTGATAAATTCGCCGCTTATAGTTCGTCAGGCTTTCGTCATCAGTAAACTGCTTTTTAAACATCTGCCCGAAGTCAGTTTTCATTACCTCAACCAAATTCACGATAACTTTCTTTAAAATATTGTTATTAAAAGTTGGTGCTTGACCAATCGGGTTCACTGGTCTGTTGATTGTTATTTCCATTGGATTTACCTTTGTTAAATTTCTTCTCACGTTCATTCCACCCATAAAGGGCATGAGTCCAAGATTTCATTTTGTTGCGTCCAACCATCCATCCATTACTTGTGTAATGATTAAAAAAACCCTCTGCTTCACATGATAATTTTTTATCAACAATAACCGCCCTAATCTCATTTATCGTGGGCGGCGTGAAACGCCCTCTCTCTTTATTAGTAATAGAATCTTTATTGCTATTAATCTTTATTACTAATTCGTCTTGGTTTTCCATGTATGGGTTTTCGGTATATGGCTTTTTCGGTATATGGCTTTCCTTAGCCTTATTCTGTTTTTCAGTATGTGGCTTAAACCCTGCAACATCATTGCGAATTATGTACACGCCAGAGCCATTTTTATACTTGATATACTTAACCCAGCCAGAGTCCTTGAGTTCCTTAATTCCAGCCTGAATGCTGGCAACACCATCTTTAACTTGTGCCGCCATTGAGCGTATTGTGAAATTCCAATTGTCAGGCTTGCTAATCATGTAGGCGTAAATACCTTTAGCTTTAAAGGACAGGTCAGGGTCATTCAGAACAATGTTGGCTATTTGCGAAAAAGGAACTTTGCTTTTCTTGGTGACATTCACGACCTATCCGCCCCTATTAGTTTCATGGTGTTTCATGCCAGATTCGGTTAACTTTTGAACGTGTCCAAAAACAACGAGTTTCAATTCATGATGAATCCAATCACTAATCGTTCTATCAGCAAGATGAGCAAGCTGAGAAATAGCAAGCACCTCAGAATCCGTAAAACGAACTTTGTAGTCGTGGATTCTTTTCTCAGTTCCGTTCATCCGCCCTCCCCTTATCAGTTTTCGTTATTCGATTATGTGCAAAAAAAAGCCACCCCAGAATGAGGTGGCAACGAGGTAAGCTATTCTGTGATGCCATAGGATTTAGCCAGTTCTTTAATTTTTGCGCCCCTGTCATAATTAGTTTGTTTAATCACGCCATTGCGAACACGACAAATTGTGCTTTGAGGTGCGCCAACTGCTTTGCCAACTTCAGCGTCAGTAAGAAAAAGGTTAAGTTGAGATAATGTTTCTTTAATAGTCATTAAGGGTAATTATACGATAATGAATAATTTATATCAATACGAAACCGTATTATTTAAGGGAGCATTTACACCATATACTATTGTGATGGATTTAAAAACACGACTCAGGCGACTAATAGATGAAAGGGATTTGAACCCTTACACGCTGGCGCAAATAGCAAAAGTACCACAACCCACAGTTCACAGGATTTTGTCAGGCGAAAGCACATCGCCACGCACCTCAACTGTTCAGAAATTAGCCAAAGGACTAGGAATCACAGAAATGGAGTTACGAGGAATGGATATAAAGATTAATTTAGATGAACAACAATTACTAAATGATATTAGAACCCTCTCCCAAGAACACAAGGAACTAATAATCAATATGGTAAAGAGCCTTAAAAAATAAAATGTTATCCATTTTTATGTGGGATTATACGTTTTCGTATTGATTTTAATTATTCGTTTGCGTATAATTAATATGTACCTAAACAAACGGAGAGCAACATGATTGACTATAAAAACTGCACCTCAAAACAGATTCTTCGCAATGAAGAAACGCTATTTGAAGCATTTTTAACTGGTCTTGCATTCCTCTTTTGTCTAGGTGCGGCATGGGCAGTTGTTGCCCTTGTTTCATTCTAAGCGGAGCAAATAACATGAGCGACAATGAAGTAACTAAGTTTGATGAAAGTTATGTAGCCGCGCGTAAACGCGGTGACAGAGTGCCAGTTATCAGAAGTGATGCTTTTGGTGGTGGTTACGCTGAATATGAGGGCAAAGAATTTAACAATGGTGTTGATTATCGGTGTGGTTTGAGGATGGATTGGCTTTTAGCAAAAGCCGTTCTGAATCAAGATAGGTTGGCTTTTCACGCACGACTTGAGCGCATCAATGAAATCTTGAAAACAAAAATAAACCATAAAAATATTTATTATGAATTTGAATCATTAACTGTTGAATGGATTGCGATTAGTGAGAAATTCATGGTTGTTGAAAATGACGGTTTGGAACGAATCATTCGGGAAAAAGATTTAACAAACCTAGCAAGCCGCCACCCAATCAATGAGTATTTAAGACATGAGCAAGAATTAAAAGAGAGTGACAGCCAAGCAAAACAATTAGCTAGTGAGGTGCAGTCATGAGTTACGCAGAGGACATTATAAGTGTTGCTGGATGTTACATGATTCCGAACAGGACAGAATTGTTAGCGGAAGAATTAGCAGAAGTTGAGGAAAAGTTAGCTGATGCAAGCACTACGCTTTATAGCCTTGAAAAGCTAAATGATGCTTTGACAGCACTATCACCAATCAGTGATGAATTTGGAACGTTGCTTGATGAGGAAATTGCCGCAGTTAAAAAGCTAGAAAAGGAATTAACAATCCAATTCTTAAAGCTAAGAAAAGAGGTGCGAACATGATTACTAGCGAAAATATTGAAAAGTTAGCCGTTGCATTAAGTAAGGCGCAAGGTGAAATGAAAGGTGCTAAAAAGGACAGCAAAAACCCACACTGGAAAAGCACATATTCGGATTTATTAAGTGTGTGCAACGCTGTTAGCCAACCGTTTGCTAACAATGGATTGTGTTTTGTTCAAGGTGCGGAATTTGATGAGGGCAAAATCTCAGTCAAAACACGCCTTATCCATGCAAGCGGTCAATGGATTGAATCTAACACCATTCTGCCGCCAACTAAGAATGATGTACAGGGGTATGCTTCAGCCATAACCTATGGCAGACGTTACGGTTTGCAGTCATTGGCTGGTGTTCCAAGCGTCGATGATGACGGTAATGATGCTGTTAAAACTAAAGCACCAGTTTATGACCAAGAATTAATCGGCAAAATAATGGATGCCAAAACAGAAGATGAAATAGGCGAATTATTCAATTCTGTGAAACATGAAGTGGCAACCGCTCACCGCCCTCTTTTTCATAACAGAAGAATCGAAATTAAGGAACAAGCAAAGAAAGCCGCAAAAGAAAAACCCATAACATTAAAATCTAACGTTAACCCCAATATCCCCCAACCATGAGCCTGTCACCAGAGCGAAAAGGGCGTTTAACAGCGTCCAAATTCGCATCAGCTATGGGAATCAGCAAATACAAATCAATACATCAGCTTTATAAAGATGAGATTGGTGAGGGTAAACCATTCAACGGCAATGAAGCCACCCAACATGGTGAGGATAATGAGTCGAACTGTCTTGAAGCCTACGAACTTGACCAGCGCGTATTTGTTGATTTTGGTGGCGAGCATCAGCAGTTCATAAAACATCCAAAGCATGACTTTCTTGGTTGCACTCCAGATGGTCGTGTGGGTGACTTGCGGCTTGTTGAATTTAAATGTCCTTACTATGGGATGTACGACACAGCACCGCCGCATTACATCGCTCAGTGCATGGGTCAGATGGGTATTACTGGCTTAAAAGAATGCGACTTGGTTGCTTGGACACATGACGAATTAAAAATCTGGCGAATCAAGTTCAGCGAGGAATACTGGCAACTGCAATTAGAACTGTTGCAAAAGTTCTGGCACATGGTTCAGACCAGAACCAAGCCTAAGAAATGGCACAAAGAAACCAACCCACAACCCACCATGCCATCGGTGGAAATTGAATTTTTACTATAGAGGAAAAATAATGGCAAAACTTTATGATTTAGCAGTTAAAACAGGCAGTTATACCAATCAGCAAGGTGAAGAAAAGAACCGTTATCAGAATATTGGCGCAGTAATGTCATCTGATAATGGTGGCAAATTTATCTTAATGCACAAATGGTTTAACCCTGCTGGCGTTCCAGATGAGCGCGGTGGCGATTCCATCATCGTGTCAATGTTTGAACCAAAGCCGCGACAACAGAATGGTCAAGCACCAGCGCAACCCCCACAACAGCAACCAGCAGTTGCCAAAACATTTGATGATGATATTCCGTTTTAAATAACCCTCCAAAATCCATGCTATTGAAAGCGGTATGGTGCGCGAATTACTGTGAGTGGCGCGAGTTTTATGTTCCTCGATAACCGCAGTGGATGATGGCTTTATTCCTCTTGGTGTGAGTTTTTTTTGATATTTCCACTCACCCTCTCCGACAGAGTGCGTCATCAGAATTAGGGGCGAGGGTTGCGTAAACAACCCTCTAACCTTAACTTAATCTTGACCGAGGTGACTGATATGGATAAGAAAATTTACAAATGGATGGATGATGTGCAGATAAAACAACTGGAATTAAACCACTCGTTATTTATCAAGGTCAGCGATGCTGAATACACGCGAGGATATAAAAACGGTTACCGCAAAGCGTTAAAAGACGCAGAAGAAAAGATGGCTGAAATTGTTGACAAAGTTGTGACGCCAGAACTAACTGAGCCATCATCTTGATAATTGAAAAGGAATGCACTAACTGCAAAGAAGTTCAAAATGTGGCTTTCTTCCACCGCAAGTTGTCATCGCCCGATGGTTATTCGCCTTGGTGCGTTAGTTGTCGGAAAATCACAGCAGAACAACAACTCATCAAAACTGGCAAAAAATGTTCATTATGCGGAAAGTTCAAGCTACGAGATAAAAGTTTCACGCTTGATGCGCGTACACCAGACGGTTTACGGAACTCATGTAAATCGTGCGATGTAGAGATGAAAAACAGGGCATCATCCTATTGGAAAGATGACCCAGTTGATTATGGACGAATTATAGAACACTTTGGCTTATCTGAATCAATGCACTTAAAAGACTCAGAACTTGTATCGCGTTGGATCGATGAAACAGATTTATCATTACCACGCGAGTCAGACAAAGATAAACCGTTGCTTAATGTGGTTACAGGTGCGCCAGTATGACATTCGCGAATGATTTAGCGGTTGGTCAGGAGGTAGAACGAAAGGTGCTGAAAACGATTCAAGCAAGCTATCCGAAAGCATTAATGATTGACGGTTATTTTAAAGATTTCGATATATTCGTGCCAGAAACAAAGCAAGCCATTGAGGTTAAATACGACAAAATGGCATCCGAAACAGGAAATGTTGTTATTGAGGTTAGTTTTAACGGTAAAGATTCTGGATTAATGACCACGAAAGCTGATTGGTGGGTATTTTGTACTGCTCAAAACATGATGTGGTTTAAGCCATGCCGCATAAAAGATTACATCGTGCAGTACAACCCTAGATTGTGCGAATTTACTGGTCGTGGTGATTCTAAACCTAAAAAAGCATACTTAATCAAAGAAGAACACTTATCTAAACACGCTGATTTCTTACGCTGATTCCCCATAAATTCCCCATGAGTGCTGATAAAGCACTCTGGCAATGCTTATCCGTCCAATCGAGCATCGGTGCAACACATACCTTCCGATTTATTTGATTACGCATATTGCTGTTGTTTA